TTCAGGAGTCATACCCATGATTGAATCGTAGACTTCAGCACCTGTACTGAAACCTTCCAGAAGACCAACGGTCGTCATAGCACTACGTTTGGCTGTTGCTTGTAATACTTTCTTACCAGTCTTGGTAGAAAAGTATTTGTTTACTTGTACTGTTGCTCGTGCTTCAGCAGCCTTACCAAAACCACGTTTGGCAAACTTTGCTGTAGCCTTTTTAGTAGTAGCTTCAATTGTTTTGGTAATAGCTCTACGGCCTGCAGCTGCAACACCGAACATATACGGCAGTGATTCCACCGTAGCATCCATTATACGGCCTGGGTTAGCTATTAAACCTTTGATTGCATCCCCGAACTCATCGATACCTGCAGCAATGTGAGCCTGTGTGTCACTATAACCCTCTTTTATGTATTCTTGTCGGTTAACCTCGTAGAACTCTTCTAAACGAGCGGCATTCTTCTCTGCCAGACGATCCCTGCCCTTGGCTTCTGCGCTGGTAAAGCGATTCTTGAACCAGTCCAAACCCTTGCGAGACTTATCGAAGAACTTATCGGTACCCTCACCACTGAGACCCAGTAGTCCTACAGCAGCCTGGCCAGTCTCTACACCTATACGCCCAACGCCACCAATAAACCCGGGAACCTGGTCCTTAAAGAAGTCTTTTACAGACCGTGTACCAGTAAACGCTTCGTGTCTACCACGTTCTCCACTGATGATATCAGCCAATTGTTGTTTTGCATTGAAATCACTATCGTAGGATGCATTCTGCTCTCGGCCTGAACCAACCACTGAATTACCAGTACGGCTGTCTATGAGATCTACTACGCCACGGCCGTATATATCCGTACCAGTCTGCTGGAACTCAAGGAAACCTCCGTCTGCCAGGTCCTGCATGCGCTGAGCAGTCTGTGCAGCTTGTGTCTTGCCACGGTCAACCATATCCTGCTTGGATACAAAGAACTCGTTTCTGCCTGTGAGCTTGGCGAAATTACGCCTGTGACGTTTTAGCCGGTTTACGCCGGCGGGACTGGGATCATTGTACAGACTGATATCGGATTCGAATGTGTCGACACCTCCGCCCACACGAAAAGACATACCAGGGCGATCTCTTAATCCCCAGGTATCTCCATCAATGTGTACAAGGTTGTCGGAATTGATTGGCTGGAATCTGTTCTTCTTTTCCTTCGTTGCCTCGGCAAGGCGCTTTCGCTTTAAATCAGCGACTTCCATTCCTTGCCTGAGCAGCTGCTCAATTCCGGATTCAGGTATGGACATTATTATTTTTTCCTAGCAGCTTCTAATATAGCTTGTGCTTGTGTATCCAAATCTTGTGTGGTAGAAGCAGCAATAAACTGCTTATACAATCTGTTAAAATTATCCATTTCAACAGCAGTTTCAGCGGTATTTAGCTTACGCAGTTCAGGCTTTGCGCGTTGTGTTCGAACACCAGCAGCACCACTAGTAATCTTGCCAGGTGTGAAAGAAAACGTTCTTTTACGACCTTCAATCCTTGCTAAACTGTCCTCTAATTCTTTAACCAAATCAGGGTTTGCGGATCTTTGTTCTTTCGTTATGTCTCCTACGATATTTGCTGCATCACCCATAGCGATGGTCAATGCAGCACCATCTTTTATGACTTGCTGTGTAGTGCGCGGCGGTGCTAGTGGATCTGTTTTTTCATCAATTTTTATATTGCCAGCAAAGTCCAACTCATCTAAACCATTACTTCTGCGGGCTTCATTGATAATAGTCATACGAGCCAGGTGACCTGATGCATCAACAGCAGACTGTAATTTACCATGATCCAGTTCACCATCTCGCATAAACGATTGAACAACTGAGGCAAGCGTAGAGGCCAACGGAAACTTGTTTGCTGCACTTTTTAACGCAGCAATACTTTTGTCATTTTTCTTATTACGAAAATGGCTAAGGTTTATGCGAGGGCCAAACGAACCCATTTTATTGAGTATGTCATCAATATTGGCACTAACCTTTTGACTGGTAATATCCTCATCAGTAGCAGGACGAGCTAAACCGAGCCCGGTTGTTACGGCAAACTCGAACCCACCTGCTTCTGTATCTAACCTGTAACGATCAGCATCTGCTTGTTTTTGATCGGCCTGATCCTGTAGCTTACCAAGCTGTACGTCTTGAACAGCTTGTGCTCGTGCTTGAATATCACCAAATGAGCTAGCTTGTCTGCTGGTATGCAGTATATTGTTATCTGTTACAAACCGTTCTACGGCTGCCTGACCAGCTGTTCCAGTCGCTTCTGCCTCTGCTTCAACCAGTATCCGTTCTCTGTCAGCCTTAGTAGGTTGTCTACCATTTAAAGCTTCTGCTACAAGTCTGTCGTCTATGTAATTTTGTTTGAAATCATCACGGAAAGCTTCAATTTGTGCTACTTGAGTTTCTTGTGTTTCTTTATCCTCAAAATCATCCTTACCAACTTTAAGCTGGAATTCAGATAAATCTTGACGAGCACCGGCTGCATCGCCTTGACGATCAAAGTTTACACCTTGCTGCCTTCTTAACTCAGTTAATTGTGCAACATCTTGATCAAAATTTTCATTTTCATTTGTCTGACCAATAAGTTCGGCAGCTGTTAAACCACGTTGTCCTGTACTAGCGAGTATGGCTTCATCCTGAGTCTCTTCCTGGCGTAGCAACTGGCGCAGTGCTACCTGGTCAACATTGGGATCATTCGATACGCCACGTCCTTCCAGCGCATCAGAGATGGCTTGATTGGTGAGTTTCTTATTCCTTTTATCTGTAAAGGCATCGATCTGTTCTGCTGTACGGCTAACGCCTTCTCCAGCATTACTGAATGCCGCAATAGCAGAAGCTATAGCAGAATTAGTAAAACTTGGAACAGGTGTAGAATTAAACCTATTAGGTGTTCTAGCCACTATACTTCTCCGTTAAGGGTTAATGCGACGATCTGCTACAAAGCTTTCCAAAGAGGCACTATCGAAACTACCTCCTCGTGCACCCCTTGAGGCTTGCCTGGAAATGCCACGATCCTTTACTTCATTGTTAAAAGCCTTGGCATTGGCGCCAAAGTTTTTACTGAAGGCTTCCTTCTGGAAATTGAACTGATCCTTTTGAAGTCCCAGGGCTTTGAAACCTGCATACATATTTGCCAAGGTCGAGAAGGCTCCAACACCACTATTAATTACGCTAAATTTATCTGGGAGATCTAGACCCCCAAACGGACCTTTAGCAGCACCGGGATCCACTAAACCATTCTGTAGGAAGTCTAACGAGAATGGAACACCAAAACCACCGGACTGCTGCTGTTGCTGCTGTCCCGGATTAAATATCTGGTTAAGTCCTAGAGGATCTTGTGGATCGAATTCATCGCTCATTATTACGCGCCTCGCTGTTGTTTAAGTATTTCAAACTCTGATTCAATAATGTTTGTATCATTTAAAACTTCCGGGAGTACCAGTGCTATTTCCGAAAAGTTGAATATAAGGTCATAGCCTAACAAACCTGGGTTCATATTTAAAGTCCGATTATAGAACGTTTCGGGAGTTTCTGCCATGTTATCACTTTGAGCACGAATAAGATCAAACGGATCCACGTTTGTAATGGTACCTAAGTCGTCCCATGCATCCTGTAATTCTTGCTGCCGCTCTCTATGTGTTTTTAACCAATCGTCCATTTCATGTTGTAATTGTCGGAACTCGTGACGTGCATATATACGCATGCCGGAGCGAATAAACACATCCGTGGCCTGAATGAAAGAAACGGCACTACCAAACGAGGGACTGTCTACGAATGTTTTAAAGGTTTGTGTAACATTAGTGAACGGGTTTACACTCATAGCAACCATTGTACCCACGATAGTGAATAGTGTGCCCAGTTCGCCACCTATAAGAGAACCTGCAAACGATATGATAAAACCGATAGCGAATGCCATGACATAGTAAACGGTATAAAGGGCTAACCCCGAAAGCCCTGTAAGAGATGCAAAGTTAGCTACGCCAGACAGTAAATCATAACGGTATGAAAGTACAATCACTATTATCGCTATTATGATAATTAACCATTTCCAGAAACCTGACTGATACCACTTAACCTTTTGCTCCTGAACCAGGAATACAGTAGCTGCTAATGCATCCGCCAATAGCTCTTCACGGTGCATAGTAGCTACTTCCTTAAGTAGATTTATCTTTATTGGTATCCGAAACTCCAGCTTAGGATCACTATCAGTTTCAGGATCAAAGTCAGCAGGTATCTCCGGGAACATTTCTACTATGGCATCTCTCAAACGATATTCATTATCTATTAATGGATCAGCTGTGTTGATGATGTATTTCATGCTCAGTGCCATGCACAATACACGTATATAATAGTACTCATGCGTAGATGGATCTCGGAACTGCCTGGTAAAGATTACGTAGTCATGATAACCCAGGGCATCGTCATCATTAAATGTACCCAAGGCAACACCAGGTCCGTGCATTTCCTCGAGACCTACTTTGTATGCAACGTGATTAGTATCAGACCGCTCATAATGAATTGCGTGTGTTCTACGTACTCGCAGTGTATCTCCATCCTCATCTACAAACTCGCCCTCAAAACGCTGTTCTTCAATATAAGACCAGCGGTACTCAACGTTGTAGCCACCTATGTCTCCAGCTGAGTCACCTTCTGTAATGTGTAGTGTGGAGAATGGCTGCCAGTCATGGTGAACAGGATTAGCTAGGTAATCGTCGTAATCTGCACGGGTATAGCTTTCTGTAGTGTCTAATTCACGTAACCAGTGAAAAATGTACTCTTTGGTACCCTCAATATTTGAATGCACGGGAGTTGCAAAATGGATAAAGAAGTCCCACTCCTCGGCTCCTTGGCGACTATCGTCGCCCGAAGCCTCGTCCTCAGCCTTCTGATCCAGGTAATCTTCTTTGATCTCCTGGCCGTCCATAGTTAAGCGTTTGAGTAGTTTCTCAGTAGTGATCTCAATATCTGTACCCAAGGGCTCATCGAACCAGATTTTATCACGCATCATAATTATCACAGGAAGGTATAATCCCTGGTTACTTGATACGTCTATGGCTGCTTCGAAAATAGTATCTAAACCTGAATCGACTACGTAAATCCAGTAGTATGTCTGGCTGTCTATAGTCAAATCCCACTCAAAACTATCAAAGAATGCGACAGCATCTGTGGGTGAACCTGCTGGATTATAGAGACTGGATCCAATGCGAACTTCTGTAGCATTAGCTGGGGCAATGCCTTGCCATTTTGAAATCATCCATGTATCCAATATGGCGCCATTCATATCTACGCCCCAGTCTCCACCACCGAATGAAGAAATGAATACTCCAAGTGCATCGTAGTATTCTACTCGGCCCTGAGACCTACCTGTGCTACTTTGGTGCATTACCCTGGCTTCAGCATTAACAAAATCTCCAGGAGTAACCGGATGTCCTGTTGTAGACATTAACCTGGCAGAGGTGCCAGCTGGACACGTTAACTTTGCGGACCAGGTACCGTCTTCAAAATGCTCGTTCTCTACAATTTCCATGCTAGCTGTGGGGTGTACAGCTGCTATGCTGTTTACCCAACCCGTGTTTCCCTGCTCGAAGCTGGGATTATTTATAGATTGGTTCTGGTATGCAATCTGTACAATTGTGCCAGTCAAATACTCTGTGAAATCGATGTCAAGCGGTATCGTATACGTAGAAGGAGCACCCAGATTATCTATATAGTTGAAGGTAATCCTATGATTCCAGTAACCTTGGTTAGGTTGTGGATCTAAAGGATCAGGATCAGGTATAAATACGCGTACTATTTGTATATCAGTGTTGTCTGCAAGGTAATACAGTCCGGTATCAGGATCTACAACTGGTATTTCAACAGTTTCTCTGCTCTCATCCCATACCGTATTTAGCGGAAGGCCACCTGCAGCAATCCAACCAAAGAATGCATCATTTGTGTAGTTTTCTTTGAGCCACATCTTTACCAGGAACGTGTCATCCGCCTCACCAATTGATTTATATACAAAATCTCCTGGGTAGTTTCCCGTACTTCTGTTTATAGCAGAACGGATGTCCCTGTCTAAGACAATAATGGTATCAGTACTTGATGTCGGCAATTCTCGTACGTAACCGCCTTCCTTGGTGGCATACCGAACCATTGCTTTGGACCTGGCATAGAGATTGGTTTGTAACCCGAGTGTGATAGCTTCTGATAAGCTTGCCTGCTGGCTGATAGCAGCCTGTAGAAGCAGGCTTTCCACTGTATTAGGTCTGTCATCCAATGGGAATAGCGCACCAGAAGCAGCATACGCAAAATACTTGTAGGAACTGCTAAACAGGCCCATTAGGGTGGCGGTACAAACACCGTTGGCGGTGTAAACACTGCATCACCAGCATATGAGTCGTCTTTAATCTTCTCAACTGTCTGCAGTATACCGATAATGTTGTTTATTGCGTTGGTTGCAAGTGTAGATGCTTCAGGAGCTTCTTGCACTGATTGATACACTGCATCGTAGTCTGCATGCAGCTTGGCAGCCTTGACTTCCAGGTCTCCCGCAAAGCCCAGTTTCTGTGCTCGTAAGAGTTCCATCTGGCGACCGATAATACTATTGGCAACAACACCAGCTGCTGTGGCATTGACATTAGCATCCTCTGTATTGATCTTGGCTGTCAGGAATAGTATTTCCTTATCGATCTTAGTTTCCTGCTTGCCCATCAAGGATATTTCAGCAGCGATCTTGTCTATCTGTGCCTGGGTTAGTAATTTAGTGAGCGGAAGTATTTCGTCAATTTCAAATTGTAACTTTTCTTCTTGAAGCTCAAGTATGCCGGCCTCAATTACAAGCTTGGCCCGCTGCTCATCAATTAACATGATACCCAGTAAGTACTGGGTAGAGTTAGCCAACACAGCTTCCATAGAGCCTAGATATACCTTTGCGTAATCAGCACCCTTGATACGTTGTAACTTGAACTGTGTCTCAAGACGTGCATCAATTGTGGTCATCAGCTGGTCGAATAGACCTTCGCCAAGTGCCAGGTTAGTGAACTGCGGGTATGTTGCAGCTTCGTGGAGTGTGTTGGCTGTATCAGTCATGTGTTATGCCGATCCTTTTGCAAGTGCTTGTGCCTTTCTAAGATCTTCAAGTTCATCTACAGAAAGCGGATCCAGGATTTCAATAGCGAATTCCTTAATCAGTTTGCCCCTGCGAGTCTTGTGACCACGGTCATCTTTTTGATCCACAAAAACACTACATTCTCTGTCTTTCAGGTGATCAAAAATTATACGGGGCACATGGTACGGTTTACCGTCAAACGGGATGTATTTCTTGAAGGTACCTAGTTTAGATGAGCCAACAGATATAATCTCGCCAGGGTAGTTTGTTTTATTGGGGTTCATGCACGTGATACGACAACGTACTAAACTACCGGCAAATCTACGACGCTCACCAAGTCTTTGAGCACGATATTCTGCTTCATTCATAGGTGGTTCGTAAGGTGGCGGTCCACCCGCAACTTGTGGTGGAGCTGCTCCATCATTGCCTGCAGCCAAATAAGCTTCGATAGCTGCTTGAATTTTGGCCGCACCAGCGCGGTGGTGATATTTGACGCCGAGGCTGTCGGCTTGGGTTTGTAATTGTTGAAGTTGTAAATCAGACATATCGATTCTCCTTTGGTTGGTTACAGTATTAAATACACTCTTTCCTCAGAAGGTCGACTCCTCACTAACGTGAGGAGTCTCCCAGTTTACTTACAGCGTTGCAACTGTCTTCAGCAGTGCGATCCTTTCGGCTCGCAGAGGCATGAAGCCATAGTACCACTTGATTGAATAGAACCCAATCTCGCCGTACGGGTCGTTGCGGTCAGCGGTATCCCGACCAGGCCGTTTATGGGTGATCTTGAACTTCACGGTCTTGCCATCGGTTTGGAAACCGATAGTCGTGAAAGCGCCTTCACCTACAACCAGGACTGGGTATACGTTGACTTTATTGGTACCGGCAGCGTTGGATCCCCAGAAACAAACTTCGTCTGCCTCTGAACCAACTGTTGCGCCGGAAGCTTCCCAATGCATCATCTCAGGAACGACGATAATGCGGAAGTCGCCAACTGCACCGATTTCACCGCGAGCGATTGTCCCTGCTGCGCCATACTGGGCTACAGGCAGGAATGCACGTTCACTGTGATAGTCGACCATCCGCATGAATGCGGGAATCAGTTCGGAACCAATGTATGCATACCGTGCTGCGTTAACAACGCGGGTATCCACCATACGGGAACCGGTGATTACTGTGGTCTGCTTCGGTGTACGGTTGTTGTCAAGCTCGATGCTCAGTTTAACCAGGTCGTCGTAAACAACAACGTCTTCCAGGTTAGCAGCAGCTGTGGAACCGTTTAAGGTTGCAACAGTGGTTGCATCACCTGCGAAGCGAACTGTACCAGCATTGCTCAATAGATCAAGCTGAAGTTGATCTTCAGTGATCTCATTGGCTGCTTTAACAGATTCCTGGGTAATGTGCATCAGAAGATCTGAATCGGTATCGAAGTCCAGGGATTCCTGGGTATACTCATCGAAGAAGCCGAACTTCTCAATGGTACCTTCGAGCTCGATACGGGTCATGCCGACTCGGTTTACACGTCCACCAAACTCGGTCAGTGCCGGGATCTTGGCGGTAATAGTACCAACGTCGTACTGTGAACCATAGAGGTTGCCATAGTTCATGTACAGAAGATCAGTAGTACTACGTGCGGTTACGGTCCAGCCGATACCCTCAAGAGCGACCTTAGCTGCTGCATAGTTTGCAGCTGCAAGACCTTCATTGATGGCAAAAGCCCAGACTTTACCTTCTGCGATATTGTCAGCCTCAGTCCTTGCTGCTGCAATGTTGGCGCCATCGCCTTGACCATTGTAGTAGTAAGTCAATCCACCATTTGCTGCGGGTGCAACTAAAACGATGGTCTGGCTTGCAATAGTATCAGAGGCAGCAAAATCAGCGACGAGTGAAACGCCACTGGCATCAATACCCTGATCGTTATGATTACGATCATCCAAGATTGGAAGGTAGTGATACTGCTTGATTGTTTTACCCATGTTTTTAGGCATGGCACGGACATTGGCGAGCTGACCAAAATAAGACTCTTTGGCTACCTCGACCAGTGCTCTACGGAAAAAATAATCAGTCCGGATCTGGGTACCAACTGTGGACTCAGAACCACCGGCGGGATCATTATAACCGTGCGGATTTTCGAAAGGCATTAGCTTTCTCCTGTTATAAAGTTAAACAGGGTCATTTAGGGGCGCCTACCTTGAGAATCTCTTCATCAGACATTCCCATGTAGTCGACCTTCTTCTTCCCTGCGTCAGCGGCATTTCCCTCAGTGGGACTTGCAGCACGTTTTTGATCCTTGCGCTTCTTCTCTGCTTTAGCAGCAGCATCAGCGCCTTGATCCTGTGCTGAATTCTGGGCATCGCCGCCAGCAGGGGAGGATTCACTACCTGATTTCGGTTTAAAACCGTTCTCGGCTTGAATTGCCTCGCCTACCGCCTTATATGCTACCAGGTCAGGCAGGCCCTTATGTTTCCCGAAGAGCCTCTCATTTACCAATCGTGTATCAATCTGGTCAAACACCCCAGATTCCACATGACCGTTGAGGATCCGGATTACATCCGGGTTATCCAATAATAGCTTTCTACTTTCCGTGTCCCATTGGTTAGTGATAACGTCAATAGTCCGTTCAAATGTGCCGGTACCTCGTATATCTCCCAACACATCATCAAGATCAATTTCTCTATCACCTACTGAATGGTCAGTGGGCTTGTAGTCACTATCTCCCTCTGTGGACAAGTCAACTGGATCGATATCGTTGTCCTTGAGGAACTTTTTAATCGCCTCTGGATCCTTATTGGCAACCAGGTCGATTATGAAATTAACTTTATCCTGGTTAAGAAGGTCATTCTTCTCCAGTGATTTGAGAATCCGCTGGAATGGCTTCATAGCCTCCATCTTACGCGAATAATCCACACCCATCTGCATTAGCCTTCGAGCTTCATCAGGGTTGTTAACCGTGATTTTTCTCTTGGCCGCCGTAAAGGGCGTCATAACTTCATTATACAATGCTTCAAAGTCTGTTTTTTCGGATGGTTTAGAAGACTCACCAGATTCAGAATCGTCATTAGATGAGGATTGGTCATCCTCATCAGACTTACTCTGCTCACCTTCAGTCTCTTCGCCAGTGCCGGGATCCTCATCCTTGTCAGCATTGGTAGAACCCGCAGCCCCATCGTCCCCTTCTGATGAATCGTCCTCTGAGTCGGCACCATCCGTTACGCCAGAGTCGTTGTCATCTTCAGATTCGCTGTCTGCAGACTGGTCAGAAGACCCTGATTTCTCAGAGTCTCCTGCATTTTCTTCCGAACCTTCTTCCGTAGCCACTAAGGTTTCTGGATCGAGGTTCAAAATCTCTTCATCCGACAATGCTCCCAGATCAATGTCTGGTTTGTTTTCTTCTTCTTTATTATCAGATTCTTGTTTATCTGTCACAGGTCACCGTCCTGGAGATCTTCAGCAAGTATTTCTTCTCGAGCCTGCTGCTGGTCTTCCAATGACTTCAGGGACATCTGTGCCACTTGGTAAACTTTGCGGAAGTACTGTCGCAACGAACCGATACCGGTAATTATGTTGTCAAGAGCCTTCTGCCGTATTTCATCCTGCATGTTCGGTTCTGCCTTAAGCATAACCGTCCTGCTGGCTTCTTCCTTAAAATATCCGTCAAGGATTACTGCTTTGAAATCCTTGTCCTTGTAAAGTCGACTCATAGCTTCTTCTAGTGCTATGGTTTTCTTTGCCGTTTCCATATCAATCTCAATCTCACGAACTTGTTCTTGCTCGTTCATCTTACTTCTCCTTCTACTCTCAGATTAGGGGGGTGAGTCTAGCTTGTTGATTCGCTAGTACTCTCATTGCCGCCTTTTAGAGCTGCATTCACAATATCTCTCTTCAATTGTGACTGCGCTTGGGCACCGTCTTGTTCGAGGTTACGACCATGCGTAACACCCGAACTTTGTTCTACGAAATCCAAATCAGTTTTATCAGTCTTTGATTTTGCCTCACCTGCCTTAGCTCTGTCAAGTTCTGCCTCTGCTCTGTTTTCTTCAGCCTCAGATCTTATCTTCTCAATTTCGGCTTCAAGCTTCTCTGCTTCCAGCTCTTGTATACGCTGTTGCATTGGATCAGGTTGAGGTTCAAATTCCTTAATTCGTTTAGCCAGTTCAGGCATTTTACGCAATCTGGCAATATTTTCAAGTACCAGCTGCGACATTTCCATTGGCATGCTGTTACCCATAGTCTGTAACATGAATGCCAGTTCTTGTGCTTTTGCCTCATCTGTCTCAGCTGTACTGATATCCAGTTTGACATCTACACGACCTGCCAGGTCATCACGTTTAATAGTAACGAACTCTTCGTTAGTAACGCGAACAATTTCCTCTTCTTCGAGGAATACAGCATTCATAGCCATAATCTTACGACCAATTTCAATAACGCCCTTGGCCAGGCGGCGTAAGATACCTAACTCACGCTTAGCAGCTGCATCTATTGCACTACGAGCGGCTGTGGCTGATCTACCAAGACCTTCACCTGATATACCTGACTGTGCAAATGCTTTAACACCTGTCAGTGACTCAGCTTCATTATTTTGTAATTGTAACATGAACTGAGCGGACTGCGATATCTCTGGGTAATCATGTGTATGGAAAGCAGTACGAGCATCCATTACGTGTGCATTAAAGGTGTAGTCCTTTCCAGTATCGTACTTACGCTGATTGGTGACATCCAGGGCATCTTTACGTACGCCCGTTTGGCCAGCTGCAGAACGACCCATGATATCCATCATGCCCCGGGTTACGGCGCCAGATATCTTCTGATTGTCAGTTAGCAGTTCACCATCAGGTTCACCATATACAGCTTTACGTTTGGGTAAGTATTGTATCAGTGTAAAGGGGAGACCCTCATCCGGAAATGGGGAGTCATCCATACGGATGAGAGTATCTCCAACCCAAGTACCCACTATAGGTTTGGTCGTGCCTACGTCGTCTTTATCCCAAAAGCCCCAGTATTCGTAAGCAATAAATTTCTTACGCGGCTTGTCTTTGAAGTTAAAGCTAGCATCTTCCATATCGCTACTTGTAACATCATCCGCATTTTGAATAGCATTTTTATCCACCTGGATAAGATCCAGATTCTTGTATTTACCCTCTTTCTTCAGCTCATCAAGACTGGTTTCAAATTTGTATATAATAAACTGCGCTTTATCGATCTTACCCTTACACGTTGGGTCAATTATGCAAGAGTTGTATTCGCATACATCAACGGTAGGTTGGTTGCGAACAGTTTTCATTACAGTCTTGGTAGGCTGTTCTGGGTCTGGCACCAGTTCTACTGGTACGCCGGCCTGCATTGAGAGTTCTACAGTTTCAAGCAGCTCAGGCGGTAACTGTTCAGAACCTTCGGGGTTGCTGGACAGCATACCAATAGCCTGAACCACCATCTTGTAAAGCTCTGGATCCTGGATAGGTGTCGGTATTAGATTTGGCTCTTCGACTTCCTTTTCTTTGAAGTCCCAGCCTGTACGTACAACAATACTACCTTCATCCACACCCGTGCGTATGTATTCATCAATGAATGCAACTTTATCTATTTTGGTATTGAATTGGTTATTCAGTATTATACCGTTTTGAACAGCAGCATCGGAATCTTCCCATGTCTCGGGATCCGTCTTAAAGATGTTATCGTTGCTCAGAAAGGCTTCAGACAGCGAAGCATATCGCCACTCTGCCTGTTTACGTATCAATTTTGGTACGATTGTGGATCTGCCAGTAACCTTGGTTATTTTGGCAGATCCAGTGACATTGAGGTTATCAAGCCATGTTATGACATCAGTTACATGAGCATCATGGTGATTAGCGGCCTTCTCCAGGTCTCCCTTGAGATCAGCAAGCTTCGGCTCATTTTCCCAATCAGTGAGCTTCTCTGGTTCTATTTCTGGTCCTAGGCCCAGGTCTTCATCAGCTGTTGTTGTCATAAAACACCTTATGCATTTGAATTGAGATTATATTAGTTTCCATAACGTAAAGCTACCTTATCAAAGTTCAGAGAATGCTCTGCCATCACCTGAGTCGTACATCCAGGTCTGTTCTGCGGGTGTTAGTACATCCCAAAACCAGAACATCTGGTCTGCAGAACCATCCATATACCTAGTATGTGCAACGGTAGTAGAAAACCGTCCCAGAGTAAGAGCCCATGTAGAACCAAAGTAAGCATTTAAACTCATACCAGCCGGTAACGATGTAGTATCTACTGTACTATTAGCTACCCTGATTGAAATAGTATCATTTGTTTTGTTGTATTCAAAATAAATGTGGTAATTAGTACCAGTAACGGGGGATCCAAAGTTATTAGCCACAACAGTATACTCGTTAACACCACTGTTTACAGAGAATTTAAAACGATCTAAACCAGCATCGTAAATAAGAGACCAATCTCTGTATTGTGGATTTACTGTAGGAAGTATATCTTTTCTGCCTCTGCTAATAATGTATTCATCAGCAGCTTTTGAATCTAAAACTACATCTACACATATGGAGAAATTATCTACAGTTTGTATTTCTTGCGCCATAGCTGTACCTTCAGCTGCTAGAGCTGAGGTACTGAAATCTGCTGCTTGTCCGTGCCGCCAACCAGCACGGTTTGTAACCGTTCCAGCATCGACCGGAAGATTCTGCTTACCCATTGCACCAATTCTGGTTACGGATCCTACCTCATCCATTTCCCAGCATTCAAACAGTTTCTCTTTAATACCAGAAAAACCATTTGATGTTATCGTTAATGGGTCCTCTAGGAAGGCCAATGGATTGCCCAGGTAACCACTGCTACCTGCGCTGTATTCCAGTTCAAAATCTAAAACGATTGTATCGGTTAGAGGATCAATGTGAAATACTTTTGTACCTAATCCACCTACACCGGCCTGTGAAGCAGTTAACCATATTCTTCCGCTAACTCGACTAACCTGAAAATGAGCGGCCGTACTAGTTGCACCTTCAAAGTCCATTTGGTCGACAAGCGTTATTGTTGGTCCAATAGGGTTAAACGTGTAGGCACGTAATGTATAGGTGAAAGCTCCGCCCTGCTCTAATGCTACGAAGTAATCAGCATTGGGGGAGAAACCAACAGCTGTAACAAGACCAGTTGCACCATCTTGTCCCAGATAGGTTGTTGTAAGGGTTGTTGGGTTTGTTCTAAAGAAATGCACTGCAATGCCGGAGGCTTGTAGCATATTTGCAATGTAACCTGAATTAGGATCATGTCCGAAAAAATTAATACCAGATACTGTAGGATAATCAATAACTGTACTTAACCTGGTCTGCTCTACTAATGCTCCGCTGCTTTCTATAAATGCAGCCATATCTGAACCACGAGATGCAATGGATACAAACGCATCTCCATATCCGCGTTCGCCGGCAAGACCGTAATTTATATCAAAGAATCCTAACCAAAACGCTTTACCAACTACAGGTGTTAATTCTACGATGTCGTTAGTAAAGTTGTATGGTAGAACATCTTGATAACCTACGAATCTTCCCTGGTTTCCTAAGGTTAAATCAAATTCAGTGGCAGTAAATATTACCTTATTGTCCCCAACTGGTACCATATGTTTTGTAACACCACCAGTGCCACCGTGACCACCAGTTGCCACATCGGAAAAAGTATGTCCTCTCCAGACAAACTCATGTGGATGTCTGTTCGTACCTTCCATGTCTACTATTACAGTATTACCGTTTGAAATAACTGATACATTTTTACCTACGTTAAACTGTCCGAAATCAGTGGCAATACCTGTATCAAAATTAAGTCCTATGTACCGACATCTCCAAGATTGGTCAGTAGCCATAAGTACAAACTCATAATCCAGGAAATCATCCGTGGCTGGAGGAGTACCTGCATCAGGAAACCATTGGTATATCGCTGACATTATGGCTCTACTTTAATGCCGGTTACAGCTACTTTTAAACCCATACCAGCAATTGTTGATCCAACAGCGGCAACGAATACTTTGAATTCGGCATCATCTGGTATATCAGTTATATCGAGTACTGCTGGTATAGAGGCTGTGACTGAAGTCTTCTCAGTAGCATCAATAGTGAGGTGTGTCGAGAATAACTGGGCACCATTCATTGTCATGGTGATAGTCATTTGGGATCCTGTAGGTGCCGTAGTAAGGCTGGCCCGGACATACCCTGTAGCCAGATCCAAGGCGTATGGCGCCCTGAATGTGGTTTTAGGTGTAACAACGTCTACATCAATAGGTGTTACTTCATCAGAACATGAGGCAATGATTGTATCAAACAGACTATTCTGATCAGTGCCAGCAGGCCCTGCGGGCCCTGTGGCACCCACATTAGGCGTAGACCTGGTTGTGTACATCGCCAACGCCATCTGCGGGTTGACAATGAGAGCAGCTCTTTCAATACTCTTCAGGTATCCAACTGGCTTACTTTCAGCGCCTGGGCGTAGAAAAATAGTCATGTAGTCATCTCCCGGGACAAGTGTATATTACCCATTACGAGTCTCACTATATCTCCAGCAGGCGGAACCATTTCTATATCGTATACGGCATCAACAAAGTCGAATGCAGTAGTTGCTGCAGCAGATACAATTATTTGTACACTGGCATCAGCTTCGGTAACAACGCAACCACCACCCGCACTCGTGAGTACGACGATAGGAGTTGACGTGTGCCAGTTCTTTCGAATTGTACAGCGAGCGGTATAACCGGTGATAGTAGCTGGGGCATACCAGGTAATCTCGCCGGTGCCTGGTGTCCATATATGCGCTACGGAACTTACCGGAAGACTGAATGTATTTGCATCAATTCTGGCTGCAAGTTCAATACCGGTATTCCTACTGTTTAGATCATCAATACCATCGACACCGGAGACTATAACTGGTGTATCAGAAACTGTAGGCAGACCGTGGCCAGTAACCTTAAGGACGGTTGGGTACCCAATGGTTATATCCTCGATTGGTGCCATTTGTTTACC